GAATCAGGAGCAGGTAAGTCTTACATAGCATCAGGAAACATTATAAAGAACGCACAAGACCAAGGCATCTTTGTTATACTGATTGACACAGAGAACGCATTAGATGAGAAATGGCTACAAGCATTGAAAGTAGACACTTCAGAAGACAAACTTTTAAAATTAAGTATGTCAATGGTGGATGATGTAGCAAAGACTGTTTCAGAGTTTATGAAAGGTTACAAAGAGCAACATGCAGACAACAAAGAGGGTGCACCTAAAGTACTATTCGTCATAGACAGCTTGGGCATGATGCTTACACCAACTGACGTAAATCAGTTCGAAGCTGGTGACATGAAGGGTGACCTTGGTAGAAAACCCAAGGCATTGACGGCACTCGTAAGGAACTGTGTCAACATGTTTGGAAGTTGGAACGTTGGACTAATAGCAACCAACCACACTTATGCATCACAGGATATGTTTGATCCGGATGACAAGATATCAGGTGGACAAGGATTCATATACGCATCAAGTATTGTTGTAGCAATGAAGAAGCTTAAACTTAAAGAGGATGAAGCAGGTAACAAAGTCACTGACGTGAGAGGTATCAGAGCCGCTTGTAAAGTTATGAAAACTAGATATGCTAAACCGTTTGAAGGCGTACAGGTCAAGATTCCATACGAGACTGGCATGAATCCGTACAGTGGATTGGTTGAACTGTTCGAGAAAAAAGGCTTACTAGTTCAAACAGGAAACAGACTCAAATATGTTGACAAAGCAGGTAAAGAACACATCGACTTCAGAAAAGCATGGGTAGGTGATAAATTAGATATGATAATGGCAGAGTTCAAAGAAGAGTCGCATGCCGAAACAACTGAGGAATCTGAAGAATAATGATAGACTTTACACACGAGGACGTAGAACGTTTATGGAACTCCATCGTGCATTATGTACCAGAGAGACAGAAGTTGGACATGGCGATTGATTTCATCAAAAGTCTAGAAGACATAGGCGTAGATCATGACGTTCTAAAAGGATCCGCGGAGTATGATCCAAAACTAGAGGAAGCCGTCAATACTGTGTTCGAAGAAGAAGAATCTGAGGACGTGGGCTACGGCGATGACGATGAATGATAAATTGGTACAACGAAGTAAGTAGGAATCTAGACAAGATACCAGACTGCGTAGCATACTTCGATAAGGAGTTATTAGAAGCAAAGAAGCAGTGTAAGATTTACGGTAATCTTGAACGAGCCAGTGCTTCACTACCGGGCATAGTAGAAGAAAGATTCAGCCAACTACAACAACTCGAAGCAATATTAGAATACCTAAACATAGAGTTGAGAAGATTGAGATCAAAAACTTTTAGGAAATATTTAGAAAATTACAATCGAGCATTGTCAAGCAGAGACGCAGAAAAATATGTAGACGGTGAAGACGACGTCGTTGACATGGACAAGATCATTAATGACTTTGCATTGATAAGAAATCAATGGCTAGGCATCACCAAAGGGCTAGATCAAAAACAATGGCAGATAACAAACATTGTAAAATTGAGAGTGGCAGGGATGGAAGATGCCGACATCAAATAGGATAATACTAACAGACGTTGACGGTGTATTGTTGGAATGGGAACACCATTTCACAAAATGGATGTCTAAGAGATCGTACTTTGACGACAGAGGTGTGAGGTATTACCCATACAAACAGTTGCCAGACATGTACGACGATTACGAAATGGCCAACAGGTATGGTGTCAGCAAGGACACAATAAGACAGGAGATAAGAGAGTTTAACCGAAGTGCTTGGATGGGCACACAGAGACCAATGTTGGAATCTCAGACCTGGGTAAAATTACTGGCCGCCGAGGGGTGGACGTTCATACCAATTACATCACAGACATCAGATGTGCCAGCACAGGAAATGCGTAAGAAGAGATTGGGAGATCTTTTTGGTGATCATATCTTTACAAATTATCATATCTTAGGCACTGGAGCGGACAAAGATTCAGCGTTATCCGAGTTTCATGGTACCGGACTATATTGGATCGAGGACAAGCCAAAGAACGCTGTACTGGGGCTCAAATACGGTTTAAAGCCTATATTAATAGACCATCCATACAATCAAGACTTTGATCATCCAGAGGTTACACGTGTAAGTAATTGGAAACAGATACACCAAATAGTTTCAGGAAGAAAATGAAAATCTACGTAGGCCACGACAGCAGAGAAGATATAGCATACCAAGTGTGTGAACACAGTATAAAGAGAAGAGACCCTTCTGCTGAAGTTATCCCGTTGAAACAGAAACAGATGAGAGACCAAGGACTGTACACCAGGCCCGTGGATAAACTTGCATCAACAGAATTTACATTCACTAGATTCTTCGTACCTTACATGAATGACTTTAAGGGATGGGCAGTGTTCTGTGATTGCGACTTCCTTTGGAAGATCCCAAGCCACGAACTTGTAAAATATTGCGATCCGTCAAAGGCAGTTGTTGTTGTACAACACGATTACAAACCTAAAGAAACAACTAAAATGGATGGACAGGTACAAGCCACATATCCAAGAAAAAACTGGTCCAGCATGGTGCTATGGAACTGTGAACACCCCAAGAATAAAATACTTACACCAGAAACATTAAACGAAGAGTCGCCCAAGTTCCTACACAGATTCAGTTGGTTGGAGGACAACGAAATAGGATCATTACCACTTGAGTACAATTGGTTAGTGGGTTGGTACAAGGAATCTCAAGATGGCACACCCAAGATACTGCACTACACAGAAGGCGGTCCATGGTTCGATGGCTACCGAGACTGTGAGTATGCCGATGATTGGAAGAAAGAACTAATAAACTTATTCAGTGCATAATGAACTGGGATAAACTTAAAAAAAATCATTACCACGACCAACCCGTAGAACACATCATTGCCATGGACTTAATAGATAGTTTGAAGTATGACAGTTTGTACGAGAACCAAAACAACCTAGATCACCAACACTGGAAGGAATTTTGTGAAAAGTATAACACAACAGCAGAACTGAAAGAAGATTTCTCGGACATAGATTTTAGTAAGGATATAATGTGTTTATGGTTCTTCAAGGAAAGAAGCGACAGCACTGCGGCCTATGTGCATTTGAAAGGCAAACAGATCAGATATCAGGCCAACACTTTCTTGATATCAAAATCAAAAGATGTTAAATTTGTTCACACCACAAGGAAATATATTAGAAGTCCTTTAGTTCAACTAGACATCGACGAAACAACCTACAACGATTTACTGCTAAGAATTAATAAAGTCACGTAAGGCAGTGACATCAGATTGTAAATGTCTGTCCCTTACTTTTGTCCATACAAAGTTATCCCTCACACCTATATTGAAGTGGCTCCTAATTTGTTTTCCAGCATCGTCATTCATAATTTTTTTAGCTTTGAACACAACACTTGGAAGAAATAAACATCGATTGAGTTTACGTGCAACTTTTTGAGTGTAAGAATCTACGTGCCAATGCCAAAAATACACAGGAGCTAGGTATCCTAATGTTTTGATCCAGTTCTTATGTACTGCAAAGTGTGCCGCCGGCAATGGTTTATCGCCCCACAATTTTGTTTTGTTCCCAAGCACTCTGTTCTTGGGTCTGCCATCACTAGGCACAACCATTAATATCTTATCGTCATATTCGTTAATCTGATCTACTATTAGTTGATCCCAATTTTCAGTTCTAACCTGTACATCATCACCCATCAACATCACAACATCGTTTGTTGCTTTTTCTGCCATTAAATTCCAGCTTAAACAAGTTGATTGATTTGGTCCTACTACATAGTGTTTCTCATCTAAAAGATCTTTATACTGCTCCAAATATCTGTCATCGTCGTTGAGATAGAAAAGAAACTCGGTATTGCCTTTCTGTGTTTTGGTAGCAGAGTCAACCAATCTTTTTGCTAAAAGAGGCCTGCCTCGAGATGGACAGCAAAAAGAAATCATATCAATTTGTTCTTCCAGGTATCGGGAGTGTGTTCGTTTATAATTTCTAAAGGCAAA